GCTTTATTTGGGGGGTGTGGGCCACAAGCAATTTGTTTAATATAAGGGGAACATGGCGAACAATATATTTTATTGCAATAGCGGTTCTGTGGTTTATATTAACCATGAATAGCATTGGCGCAAAAAAAAGGATGTTGCTAATGCCTGCTGACCCTGTGTATAGCAGTTTATGGGAAAACATACAAAGAAAATCCAATATTGATAAGCTTATCAATATCCTGTGGACGTACATGACAATTTGTGCGACGGTTGTTATTATACTGCTACTTTTTATATCACCAAATAATGCAATAAGCTTTCAAGACGTAGCCATTAATGATATTGAGTGGGGAATGACGGCAGATGAGGTAAGCGCGCAGAAGCAAGATAAACCGTTAGACAAATATTTAGGAGCATCCGGATTTGGCACATTGACATATTTCCACGCGGACAGCGCAAAGAGCGCTTATTATGACGAGTATTTGGTGTACTACTTTCATAACGACAGGCTTTTCGCCGTAACAAGTGCCATTTTCGAGCCGGATAATACAACGTTGGAAATAGAACTTGAAGACATGCGAAACACCAATGGAGAACCTATTTACGAGAACGGCGAATCTCATGTTTATTATTCTGGAAACACGGCAAGAAAATGGGTATTGGCGGCGCTTGACAAAGAAATGCACAACGCGAATACCGTGTCGTGTTACGCCTGGGAAAGTGAGAACACTGTGTTTTCTGCCATAAACAGAGACCATCAAACCGACGAAGAAACAAACTTTGAGCTTACTAAAGTTTTTGTATCAAAAAAGTACTTTACCGTAAACGAACAAACGATTTTTGAATTGGCCGAAGAAAGCACTAAGGAGATGTAAACCAATGGCACAGAGAACAAACGAAGCTGTATGGCATGAACAATACAAACGCTGGCAAATAAATGTGCAGAGCGACGGAGAACGGAGGTCTTTCTATTCCTCCACCGAAGGCAAAAAGGGGAAGATAGAGGCGGAAAAGAAGGCTGATAAGTGGTTGGAAAAAAAGAACCGCCGGAATAACGTGCGGTTTGGAACGTTGTGGGCTGAATTTTTGGAAGAAACAAAGCTGCTGACCGGGACGGAAAACTACACCCAAAAGGAACAGTTGGGGCGAACATGGATACTGCCAAAGCTTAAAAATAAGCGTGTGTCGGCTATTACGCTGCAAGATTGGCAGAATTGCATTAATGCGGCGTACAAGGCCGGGAAAAGTAAAAAGACGCTTAAAAACATTCGCGGAGCTATGACAGCTTTCTATACCTTTACCAAGAAGCAGAATATTGAAATTCGTCGCCCGGAGGATTTAAAAATACAAAAAGATGCACCCGTTGGGGAAAGACGCATATTGCAGCCTGATGACATTAAGACATTATTTTCAGTCGATTACATCACGCACTACAAGAAGCAAACACCCTGTTTTTTTATACACGCATGGCGCTTTCTGGTCCTTACTGGCCTGCGGCGCGGTGAGTTATGCGGCCTAAAGAGTGCGGATATCAAAGACGGTGTTTTGTATGTGCGGCGGGCTATCAATCGGCTGGGCGAAGTATCGGAAGGAAAGACGGACGCGGCACTGCGTTATATGGTGCTTTCGACTCATGCGTTAAAAGTATTGGAAGACCAAGAAGCCATGCTTAGGGCCAGAGGAATCATTCACCCCCACCATATCTTTCCCGCAAAAGATGCAGGACCGGCAGACCCTGCGCAAGTATATAAATCATGGTACGTCTACAGGCGGCAGCATGGCATTGATTGCAGCCTGCACGAAATGCGCCACACCCTGGTTTCTGTTGCCAAATCAGAAGTGTCGGAAGAATTACTAAAACCCGTTATAGGCCACACAAAAAACATGGACACATTCGGTGTATACGGTCACGAAGTAAAAGGGGACCGGCAGAAAGTGGCGGATGCAATCGACTGCATTTTTGATGTGTTGTTAAAGTAAGTGTGTTAATTGGCGTGTTAATCTAAAAAATATAAATCCCGTAGCCGCGATAGCTACGGGATTTATCATTGGTGGAGGCGAGGGGAGTTGAACCGCAAGCAGGATTTTTTTGTACGTTTTGCGTTATGCTAGACCCGCATAAAAAGGCGGTTTTTCAAACTTGCAGAATAAAAATATTTGCACAAAAGTAAAAAAAGTGTGTTATTTAGTGTGTTATTCGCTTGCGGCCCAAACGTTGGGCGCGGCTTTTTGCAGTGATTTGAGCAGTTGCATAGGCGGCAGGTTATTTTTGGGCATGCGGATCCCTCTTTCTCCGGTTGCGCACCGGATTCTAGACGTACCGCCGGTCCGGTGGTATCGGTTCGGCGTCATCGACAAACCAATCTCTCTTAACTTTTGTTCTAGTTCTTTAGTCCTCGCCCAAGCCGCCGGGGAGACAAAATCCTTCTCGGATAACTCTACTTCTCGCACTTTTCCATTTATTATAACTTCACACACATAGCTTTCTCTCTTTGAATCAACTTTTAATATCTTTAGACCGTCGTTGTATTTGAAGCATTTCCCAAATATGATTTGATTGCTTTTTAAATGTGCCACATCCCCGGCCTTAAACCACATATACTTCCCCCGCTGTCTATTTGACGATTGTTGCATCTATCTCTATGCCATCAGGTATATCGGAAATTTTAGCCTCATCTCTAATTTTTATGGGCAAATTAACAGCCCATTGTATTCCCGTCCTCGATTTTTGCCGACGCGGGCGGCCGCCGCATTGGGTGGCCGCTATTTCCACATAGTATTTGTTTTTGTGTCGGCATATCAAGCCATTGTGGTGGTAGCTGCACGTCCCCCACAGGATGCCCAGCAGATAGCCGTCCATTATAATCTCCTTATCCATCCTCTTGCATATTCGGATACCGTCAGCCCGTCTGCTGACGCTGCGGCCTTTATTTTCTCCAGTTCGGACGGAGATAAGCGTATTCTAAGCACCTCAGACAATGATTCTTCCGACTTTGTTATGCCGTAATATGGGTACAGTGCTGCTGGCACCGGCACGCCGCTAAGCCTGCGCGGGTGCTGGCCATTGTAATCGGTCATATCGCCCTCGGTGATTGCGCGGAAAGGGCTGACCGCGAAAGATACAAGTTTGCCGCTTGGCATTTCGGCCACCACCGCGTCCGGCAGGGTATCTACATACCATGCATTGGCGACTATAACCGGTTTATCTACCGCTGGCGGCTGCATATAGCCGTCGGTGGCGGCGCGCTCTTTGCTCTTGAGTTTTTTAAACTTGTCGCGCACGGCGGCCACTTTTGCCTTGTCAACCGGCTTGCCGTTCTCGCCAACATAACTTATTTCTTCCTCCGTCTCTGGATAGTAGGCATAATGCTCGGCCCCGCCGCGCAACATTACGATGTCTGACAGTGTGCCTACCTGGCCGGGCACCGTCATGTCATCTGTGTTTTTCCAGACCGCTTCTAGATCAAAGTCTGTGCCAAACCCGGTTTTTTTGCCCACGTCAAGCGCAAACGCCTTAACCTCGTCCAGGGTCGTTTCCCAATTTAACGGAAACGATGCGCCGGCCGGCCAATCTTTTGGCGCGCAGATTGGCAGCTTTGAGTTTGTCTCATAGGCCGGGTGGCTCCAACCTCCGCCCGCATTACCCGGCTTAGGGTGGCCGGGCAATGCTTTAAATTTAAACAGTCCCCAGCCCCAGCTGCCGTCGTACGGCGTGATAGATAAGCCCATCGGTTCAACATGGTTTTCTCGCAGCGCCATAATGCCTTTACGTATTCCATCAATCATTTTTTTGTTCATTTTTTGCTCCTTTCCGCCATTTCCGCTGGGCCGCGTATTTGGCCTGCCTCATCGGTGCCGGTAGGCCACTTCCGGCAGACGGGGCAATCGCCCCGTATCGGCTATTTTTCTACCGCATCCAAAAACTCTTTTGTCAATGTCTTTGCTGATGGCCGCCCGTCGTGGTAGTGGTTGCCAGTAAAGTTACGCATCACCTCCCACTGTGCTTTGTTGGCTATCAGCCCCATGACCTCGCTTATATACCTGCATGTGCCCCGCTCGGTTACCTCATACACCGTCAGGCAGTAGATTGTTCCGCGCTTTGCGCCCATTCTCGTGCTAAGATTGTAAAACCTCGTGCCTGCGTATTTACTTAATTCCTGCTTCGTCATTTTTTTTGCTCCTCTCTGCGCTTGTCGCCGCGCCGCGTTGTTTTCTTATCTTGGTTATATTGTACCACGTTGTAGTACAATATGTCAATAGGTTTTGCAAAAATATTTTAAAAAATTCCTGGAAAAAACTGGGATAAATCTATGATATAGTAGTATCATCAAGAGATATAGATATGCCGGCGCGTTCCCGCGTCGGTTTTTTATGAGGGAAAAAATGAATCTTAAAAAAGTATTAGGCTTTGGGAAAAACAGGTCTTCCGACGACCAGGCAAATTTAAAAGTGATTAACGATAATTTTGAAACGCTAAAGAAATATATATCTGCCGCCAAACTACTGGAAGCGTTATTAACGGTTGACGGCACCGGGAGCGGATTAGATGCTGATACTCTTGACGGCAAGCACAACGGCGAGGTTGACGCAATCAGCATACGCGGATACAAGATATATACCATGACACCTGTTGTGTATATCGGCGCGTTATCAGCCAATTCGGGCGATTACAGATTTACGCAAGATATTCCTGCCGGCATATTTACATCCGCGCCGCTGGGAGCGTTTGTGCAAATTGTATCACCAGATGCACCATATATAACCGCATCTTATTTCCGGGATGCTGCACAGAGTAACGCAACAGCGGCCCGTATTGTGGTATCAACAACAAGAGCGATATCAGCAGGTAACAGACGATTTGCATTATTGTTTTGGGGGACGTGATTAATATGGCAAGACCGCGTAAATATCAGAGTGTAGAGCAGCTACAAGCAGCAATAGATGCATATTTTGAGAGCTGCAAAGGGCACATGCTTACTGATGACAACGGCGCCCCTAAGTATGATAAGTTTGGACACCCGATAATTATTGATAGAGTGCCGCCGACGGTGACGGGGTTAGCGCTTGCGTTGGGTTTTGCGGGGCGTCAGGCGTTACTTAATCAAGAGACATACTCCGACGAGTTTAAGGACACCATATTGCGCGCTAAGGCCCGGATTGAGGCGTATGCAGAGGCGCGGCTGTTTGACCGAGACGGCGTCAACGGCGCAAAATTTACGCTGGAGCGCAACTTTGGGTGGCGGCAGGAGCGCGAGGACAGAGACGTTATATTTATAACCAGCATCGACAGGGGCGACACCGATGCCAAGGATTGACATGTCCGATTTCTATCGGCCTACCCCAAAACAGCAGTTGTTCCACGCGTCAACAGCGGACGAGGTATTGTACGGCGGAGCGGCAGGCGGCGGTAAGTCGGTGGCGGTTGTGCTGGATGCTTTTGACAGGTGTATGCGTGTGCCTGGCGTCAAGGCATACTTATTCCGGCGCACGTACCGCGAGTTAGAGGACGGGCTTATACAGCTTGCGTTACAGTATATACCCTCAGAGTTGGGGCGGTACAACGGCAGCGGGCACAACTATACGTTTCTTAATGGCTCCCAGATGCGCTTTAGGCATTGCCAAAACGACAAGGACAGACTGCTATATCAGGGCGCAGAGATAGATTATCTGTATATCGACGAGCTTACGCACTTTAGCCGGGTTGTCTACGATTTTTTAAAATCCCGCCTGCGCACCACCAATCCAGGCGTTGTACCGTGTGTGCGTTGCACGTCCAACCCGGGCGGCCCCGGCCATGCATGGGTTAAGGATTATTTTATTGACAGCGCGCCGCCGGGCGAGGTGCAGGAGCGCGAGATATACAGTGAGACGCTAGGACGAGCTGAGACACGCACAATACAATATATACCGGCCCGTGTGATAGACAATCCGTATATCAACGCGGGTTATATTTTTGAGCTGGAGAGCAAGCCCAAGGCGTTAAGGGATGCGCTCTTGCATGGGAGCTGGGACGCTTTTGAGGGGCAGGTATTTTCCGAGTGGCGCGACGAGCCGGATAATTACAGGCTGCCGGACGGAGAGACTTACCACAAGCACACACACGTAATAGACCCGTTCCCAATCCCGCATCATTGGCAACGGTATTGCTCCTTTGACTTTGGATACAGTAAGCCTTTTGCCGTGCAGTGGTGGGCGGTTGACGAAAACAACGTTGCATATCTGTACCGGCAGTGGTACGGCAGCACCGGACAGCCCAACGAGGGCGCAAGACTGACGGTAGAGCAGATTGCCGCCGAAATAAAAAAACGAGAGCGCGACGAGCCGCGCCCCCCGCATCGGATAGCAGACCCCAGCATATGGGATGCAAGTCGCGGCGAGAGTATAGAGATGCAGTTTGCGCGACACGGCGTGTATTGGGCAAGAGGCCAAAACGCACGATTACCCGGCAAGCAGGAAATGCACAACAGACTTGCGTTTGACGAGGACGGGCATGCACACATGTATGTGTTTAAGACCTGTCGCGATTTTATTCGCACAATCCCGGCGCTGGTGTACGACGATACGCGGGTGGAGGATATTGATACAGATGGAGAGGACCATGACTATGATGCGGCAAGGTATTTTTTCATGGAGCGACTTTTAAGGGCTAAGCCGCAGCCGCCGGACTTGTCTCAATGGCAGCCGCCGCCCTACGACCCATTCAGGAGGTAGATTTAATGGCCCAAAAAAAAGAACCATTAAGCGACGAAATGATAGTCGGCAAGGCATACAGGCTTTTTAACGAGTTTCATAGGTCGCTGGACAAATATCATAAAAAATGTGAGGCCAATGAGGAATTCTGGAAGGCCAATGCCGATTATATAACGCCTGATACAGTGAGCGGGGAGCAGCCACCAAAGCCGACTACCCCCACCCTGTTCTCTACGCTGGAAAGCACACTATCTGATTTGATGGACTACTATCCAGAGGCAACGCTTTTACCACAGGGGTCAGAAGATGCGCAGATTGCCGACCAGTTAAATCTTGTGGTTAAGGCAATCCACCAAAAGGCCGACTACAAGCCCACGTACCGCGACAAAACACGGGAATTGCTGGTATGCGGGACAAGCGTCGAGGAAATTTACTGGGATAATGATCTGTACAATGGCCTTGGAGATATCCGCTATCGAAAAATCCCGGTGCGAAATTTTATGTGGGACCCGCTTGTTAAAACGGTTCAAGATGGGCGCGCATGCTTCAAGTTTGATTTTTATCATAAAAGCTGGTTTAAGCAACGCTGGCCCGACAAAGATGTTCGCCCGGGCGGGGCGGCTGGCGTTGATGATGATAATTCCGGCCGGTCTTATGCTAACCTCGTCGAAAAAGACGGGCGCATACTCTATGTTGAGTACTGGTACAAGGAGGAGATAGGCGGGAAAACCGTTGTCCAGATGGCTAAGATTGGCGGCGGTACGCTTTTAGAGCACTCCAAAGATACTGAGACTGGATATATGTATGCTCACGGTCTGTATCCGTTTATAATGGAGCCGTTATACGCGATAGACGATTGTCAATATGGGTTCGGTTTGGTTGATATTTTCGGAGACACTCAAAAATACGCCGACGAGATGGACCAGATTATCCTGAAAAACGCACGTATGGCAAGCGTTCCAAAAGTGTTCGTTAATGAGGCTTCCGGCATCCTGGATGATGATATCCGGGATTGGAAAAAAGAGATTATCAAGGGGAACCGCGTCGGAAATGAGGATGTGCGCTGGTTTGAAACCAAGCCTCTCCCCTCTCAAGTGCTGACGATGTATAACCAAAAACTCCAGCAAATCAAAGAGGAATCCGGGCAGAACGAATTTGCCCGCGGCGAAGGCGGAAAAGGTGTTACTGCTGCATCCGCTATCATTGCCTTACAGGAAGCCAGCAATAAGCGCAGCCGCATGATACGCGAGCAGACCCACGACACCTTCAAACGCCATATTCGTATGACGCTTGAATTTATTGCAGAATTTTACACGGAGGGGCGCACAATACGCCTGCTTAATAACGAGGTAACGTTCCGCGGCGACCTTATGCGCTACACAGTAGACAACCCGGAGACGGGCACAGCGGAAAAAGGCCGCATCATCGATTTTGACATCAATATTGAGACGCAGCCCCAAAGTCCCTTTCAAAAGCTGCAATTCAACGAGCTGATGCTACAGTTTGCACAGCTTGGGGTGATATCATCCCGTACAGCGGTTTCAATGATGTATTTTGAGCGCAAGGATGAGGTTTTGGCGTTGGCTGAGCAAGACGACAAGACCAAGCAACAGATTGTCGAGATGCAGCAGATAATAGAGCAGCAGGCCGCACAACTAGAACAGCTAGGCCAGCAGGCGCAGCAACAGGCACAGCAGATGTCCGGCATTGTAGACCAGCAGGTATCCGATGCGCTCGGCGGACAAGCAACGCAAACGGGGATGCAAGAGCAGATGGTTATGTGATTTTACTGCGAAAACGTTACCGGTTGGATAAGTGATGTTACCCCCTGCTGGGGGTTGCAGAGGGAGAGAGCGCCAGTACGATTATACGACGATTATACGCGGAGGGGGGGGCGTTGGCGCATATAGGAGGGCATGGATGGAGTGTATTAAGGCAGACCTGCCGCGCGACCTAACATCTATTGAGCTGCACACGTTAGCAGACCTGCATCTTGGCGATGCGCATTGTGATATATCATTGATAGGTGAGCGGATACGGCATATTAAGGAGACGCCAAACGCCTATTGTATCCTCAATGGAGACATTATGAATAACGCAACAAAAACCAGCGTGTCAGACAGTTACGCCGAGCGGCTAACGCCTATGCAGCAGATTAACGAGGCGGTAAGCCTAATAGAGCCAATACGGCACAAGGTTTTAGCCATCACATCGGGAAACCATGAATTGCGAACGTACAAAAAAGAAGGCATAGACCTTACGGAAATAATGGCGCGGGAGTTACGGATGGGAGACAAGTTCTCACCGGAATCCACGCTTATTTTTTTGAGGTTCGGGCGCGACATCAAGCCGGAGACTAACGGAAGCGGAGAACAGCGAAAAATATGTTATGTCATATATGGAATACACGGCACAGGCGGCGGACGGAAAGAGGGTGCGAAGGCCATAAGACTTGCTGACCTTGCCGCAATCGTTGACGCGGATATCTACATCCATTCGCACACGCACCTCCCGATGGTATTCCGGGAGGCTTTTTTCCGGACGGATACGCGCAACAGTTGCGTTGCGCACGTTGACAAGTTATTTGTTAATACCGGCGCGACGCTTGATTATGGCGGCTATGGCAGACGATATGAATTTAAGCCGGCGTCCAAGCGCTCCCCCGTTATATACCTCAGCGGCACCCGAAAGGAGTTTACAGCGGAATTATGATTGTGTTTGTGTCAAGCCCCCTAAAAGGCGCTGTAAAAGCCAACCGAAAAAAGGCTAAAGAGTATTGCGAACAAGTGTTCGAGCGCGGGCATTTCCCTATCGCGCCGCATGTTATTCTGGATTTTCTGAGCGACAACAACACAGAGGAAAGAGAGCGCGGCATACAAGCCGGTCTTGAGGTGTTAGCTATATGTGATGAGGTTTGGGTGTTTGGCGACAAAATCAGCGACGGGATGAAAGCCGAAATAGAAGCTGCTGAACGCCTACGAATACCAGTCAAATTTATGGATATGTGATAAGGAGGGCTAATTCAACAATGTGGATTCGAAGTGGAAAAGAAATTTTTAAGGTTGAAGAAATTGCGCAAATTAAGATTCGCGATAATCCAGGTATTTCCCCGCTTGCTATTTTGTTAAGTTTAGAACCCCGGACGGTGACTGGCATGAGTTGTGCGATAACACATTATGCGCCGAAGAAGTGTCCGAAAAGTGTGCTAATCTAATTCGCAATTTTAATAAACCGTGGTATGTGCACGTAATGAGTTATTGTTGAGTTGTTTTGCTGATACCAAAATAGAGATTATTTTTAAAAGTGTGACCACAGCGCCGGGAGGCGCTTTTATCATGCCGTCACCGGGCATTAAACAGGTGCTTTTCCGACGCCGGGATACGGGCGAGAAAGGGAGAAATGGAAGAACTGAACACGGGCGTACAGGCCACAGGAGCCGAGCAGGAAGCCGCTGCACTGGAAGCCGCAGAAGCGGCAGAACCCCAATACGCAGCAGAGGAACAGCCAACAGAGGTTACAGCCGCTGAGATATTGGGATTGACGCGTGACGAGGGAACGACCGACGAACCGGAGGAACAGCCGACAGAGGAAACACCCCCGGAAAACAAGGTAGAAATTGCTTTTGGGAAACGGCTTGCGCACGAGAAATCAAAGATTGAGCGCAAATATGCGCCGATTATTGAGAGCGTCAAAGAACTGTTTGGCATCGAGGGCGACGACCTAAGCGCAATCGAAAAGGCGTTGGTGGAAAAGCGCGTGAAGGACGCGGCAGAGAAATACGGCATTGATGAGGGATTGGCCCGCGACATCTACGGCAAGCAGGCGGCACCAGACCCGCAACCTTTGCCGCATGAAACCATTGACCGGTTGAGCGCAGAGGAAGCAGCTGTAAAATCCGAATTCCCGGATTTTAATCTCGTGGAAGCTCTGGAAGCGCATCCTCGTTATATGGCGCTGGTTGTTGAGGGCGACATTTCCGTTGCGCAGTTTAACGCGTTGATTAACCCACAGGCGGCCGAGAAGCAGAAGCTTGCCGCAGAAGCAAAAATTACCGACAACATAAAAAAACGACAAGAAAAACCAAAACCGCAAGACCCACGCAACAAAGGCATACCTAAGATAGACATCCAAAGTCTCACGCGGGAACAATTGGACGAGATTGCGGAACGCGTAAGATATGGAGAGCGTGTCTTGCTTGAGTAAGAAAGGAAGATACAAATGGCTCTTGGTACGAATTTAACATCTACATCCACTCTTTCCCCTACCGTAAAAACCTATTACGATAAGCGCCTTTTAGAGGAAGCAAAGGCAACAATGCCGTTCCACGAGTTTGGAGCGAAAAAGGTCGTTCCTAAAAATAGCGGAAAGACGGTGCAGTTTAGAAGGTTCCAGAAGTTCCCTGTAACGGGTACGGCGCTGACTGAGGGAACTATTCCGGACGGGATGGCAATCAACATTGACGAGGTAACGGCAACCGTTGCCGGGTACGGCGCATATGCCGCTACGTCCGAGTTGCTTGACATGACTGCTCTTGACCCAATTATTACCGAGTTGGCCCCCCGATTGGGCGAAAACGGCGGTATGAACATCACAAAAGCAACGACCAATGTCATTTTTAATGGCACATCCGTTATGTATGCTGGAGGCAGGTCTAGCCGCGCTACCCTGGTTTCAGGAGATGCGTTGACGCTCGATGATATCAAGAAGGCTGTAACCATCCTGAAAAAGGACGACGCTCCAAGAATCAGGCGAGGTGGGCGCGAGTACTATGTAGCATTCATTCACCCAAGCGCCGTATATGAAATTTGGAGCGATTCTGAGTGGATAGATGTTCACAAATACGCCGCATCCGAAAACATTTTTACAGGTGAAGTCGGACGCATGTACGGTGTTATTTTCATCGAATCCACCACTGTTCCCGTGGTAAGGAATGCGGATGACACGCTCAACATTGCACAAACCCTGATTGTTGGCCGCGACGCATACGCAGTAATTGACGTTCTGGGCGGAAAGGGTTCTAACCCGAATCAGATTTCCACCGTGGTAAAGCCGCGCGGTTCGTCTGGTATTGCTGATCCGCTCGACCAGATAGCAACCGTTGGCTGGAAGGTTGACGCCTTCGCCTGCGCAATCCTGAATCAGGACTTCATGATTCGGATTGAATCCGTAGCAACTATTTAATCATGTGGGGGCCGTAAAGGCCCCCTTTTCTTTCAGGGAGGACCATAAACAATGAATGTAAACACTTCTGATTCTGTAAGAAACTCCGTACCTACTGACGGGAAAAATCTATCTGATGTTTCAAAAACCGGCAAAAAGTCTATAGAGAACATAATCCGCGAACGGCTTCCGGATTTTCTTAAAAAAGAGGAAATTTTGAAGGTGGTTATCCCTGCCGATATGACCGGGAACCCATATATTACCATGAGGCTAAATGGGCACAAGTTCATTTTTGAGAAAGGCAAGACAGCGTATTTGCCTACATCTTTGTATGAACTGTATGAAAACATAATGCAGCCGTACTATTCCGACAAAGATATAGCAAAGGGCGGCGGCGTGAAACTTGATGAATTGTCCGATGTATGAGGTGTAGAAAATGACGCTTGCAGAAATAATTAAATTCGCTATGATGCTAATGCGCAAAGACCGCGACGCGGCAGAAGTTGACGACTATACCGATGAGACGGAAGGCGTAAACTTAACATCCTTTATCAATGAAGCATATGAAATGATATGCCGCGACAACTGGCGTTTATATAAGACCGAGGAAATAGCTTTGACGGACGGGCATTTCAACGTTTCCGAGCTGTCGTCTGCTGGAGAAACCGTTCTGGAGATATCCTCCATTAAAAGCGGGAACAACGCAAACGGATGGAATGTGTCTGACAAAACATTCGGGCAAATTGATGTGCGCGGCGGCGGTGATTCTGCAAGCGTGACTTTCTACTATTTACCCTCTCCCCTATCAGACGATTCTGATACACCAGCTTTCCCCGCCGTATATCACGATTTATTAGGATATTATGCAGCATATATGGCGTCAAACGTAGGCAATAAATATGACCTGCGGGCCACACAGTGGTATTCCAAATTCGAGGAAGGCCGGATGAAGATGCGCTCCGGGTTTGGAGACACAAGCAAGTCGCAGTTTGTGAACAAATATACGAGGTGACAACATGGCGAAAGTGCAAACCGTATATCAGAATATCGCGCCGTTTGGCGGGCTCGACCAGAGCGCGGAACCGGAATTTATAAACCCGAATATGGCGCAGGATATGTGTAATTTTATTAATATAGGCGGCAAACTGCGTACCGTTCCACCTATATCAGCACGTGACGGCTTGCAGGGCGCTACTATGTATTGGCAGGGCGGCGACAGCGACGGTCAGGAGTTTCCGTTTAAAATGCGCGAAATACAGTGGTTTGGAGAACTGGAAGTTACGCACCATGCAACAGGCGTAACAGGTTATAAGCCAACTACTATTCCCGTATATTGCTTTGTTGCATTGGATGGAACGTTGACAGACCGCTCCTATGTGTGCTATCAGAACCTTGCTGGCACATGGAAAGTTTTATATTCTGGCGCTGGGCCGTATGGAAGCTCTATCTATATCGGATATGCGCACCAGTATATCTACAAGGGGAAACCGACCTTTGTATGCGCTGGCGCCAAACGTGTGTTTGGTGACCCGTCGAGGGCGTTGGAATCTCGTTTTTTTGGGCTTGTATATGAAAAAGACTTAGACCAGATTAATCTACGATATGCCGACGAGGAAACATGGGGCAATACTGAGGGCGGCAGATATCTTGCAATGAACAACGAACGCTCATTTGTGGCCGGGATTTACGAAAAGGGCAACTCAAACAATCTATATCAAAACCGTGTAAAATATAGCAAAAGTTTGTTGGTGTTTGATTTTAGAGAGGTTGAGTATCCATCCACATCAGGCGGAATAATCGACATAGGGCGAAACGGAGAGCGGATTATAGGCCTTTATGCCTATTTGGATACAGTTGTCGTGTTCAAGCCGTCCGGGCTTTTTGTTATACGTGGCACAGACGAACCGTTTACAGTTGACGCTGTACCAGGCAACATAACGCCTATTGATTCCGATAATATCGCCATAGAAAAAAACGGCCTATTGTACTTCCTTACGCCGGAAGGACTTGCTTATTATAACGGCAGTTACACAAAGATGATGCCCGGAAGCGACAAAATCAAAGGCCTTATCGGTTCTTTATATTATCGCGGGAATCTTCAAGGGGAATCTTCCTCTTTTCGTGTGCTTGCTGGAGGCAACTATATACTAATCATCTGTTCCGGTAGGCAGAATGGCGCGCATTTCATTTTTTATGATTTGACACTGGGCGAATATTTCTATATGGAACTGCCGTTCGGTTATATATCGTTCGCGAAGTTTTATGAAGAAATAGAAACGTCTGTAACAGGCGGCAACGCAGGATTACACCTTGCGTTTTCGCATGAAATGAGCATGGCACAGAACCCGCTTAACGAAAACGAGGAAGATTTGAGGTATCAGGTGTCGCCCATACTCCATATGAACATGATGGACAAAACAACAGATGCGCCAGTTATAAATTTTCGGTCTACAATGCAAATACTATATCCAAATGTGGAGGACCCGGAATTAGGAATAGACTATTTCAAACAGCTTGACGCCTACTGGACAACGCCACGGCTTGGAGCAGATACGCCGAATAAAATAAAATCTCTGGAATCGGCGCGGGTATTCGGGTTAGCGGTTGATTCCGTGTATTCTAACGACAGTAACCACACCATTATAGACAAAATCGCTGGCAAAATATCAATCCAGCCGAAGCTTTACGCGCGGAAACCAAAGTTAAAGCGTGCGAAAGAAAAAAGCCTTGGGGTTATTGCAACAAGCCAGGTAACTGTTTACACGAACGCGGCAAACCCGACTTTCGATGGCACTTGGGCGGCCGGTTAAAGGAGCAATGCAATGGGAAATCAAACTTTCATAAAAAACGGAACAACGACGTCTC